AAAAGAAAATTGCTGAATATAAGTATTGGTATCATAAAAATAGATATCATAATGATATAGAATATAGACTTTTACATAACTGTGGTAATCATATAAGAAGTCATCTAAAACAAAATAAAGACAGTAAAAGATCTATACAATTAATAGGATGTTCTATATCAGAACTAAAAACACATCTAGAAAAACAATTTGATTGTAAAATGTCATGGAAAAACTATGGCGCTTACTGGCATATAGACCATATAATTCCATGTTCAAGTTTTGATTTTACTGATCCTACCCAACAACAAAAATGTTTTAATTACACAAATCTACAACCCTTAGAAGCCAAAGCAAACATCAAAAAAGGAAATAAAATACCTTAAATATCTCTACTATCTCCATAGATATATGCCAAAGTCGGAAATCTCAGCGAGATACCGCCGTCTTGATTCTTGGTTTCTTCAAAATAATTTACTCTAATAATTTTTCCAAGCAGTTCTTTTGGGTTATTGTAGAAATACTGTCTTTGTTGAATATCAAATCCGCTTCCTACTCTTACCTTATATCCTTTATGCTCGATAGTCACACATGACAGCATTTCTTCTTCACACTCTTTACCATCTTTAACATATCTAAATGGTCCCATCTCAATTTCAATTACAGAATATTCTGCGTCTTGAAATTCCTTAAACTTTAACAAATCTTTGCTTCTTTTGCCCTTATATGGTTCGTCTGCTCGTAGCATCAGCCCCTCATACCCGTAATCTTTACTCTTTTTAATCCACTCTTGAAAATGATCATCATCTTTAATAAGTTCTTGACCAAGTAAACTAAGACAAGTACAAGTATTATCTCTCATTACCGCCTCTAGATTAAGATAGCGAATAGAATATGGACGATTCTTATCTCCTGTTTTGCTATAAAATTCGTCATGGGTAATCATATCAAAAATCTTAAATGAAGGATTAGGGATAGTATGATCCTTCTTTTTCAGTTGTTTCATAATTCCCTGAAAGTCTTCATTTCCTTCATCATCCACAAGACAAAGTTCACCATCAAATACTACATCAGTAATCCCCAAAGCCTTAATACCACCAGCGACAACACCAAGAGTATCAAACTCTTTTCCTGTACGGGAATAAAAGGTAACATTACCATTAGAATCGACAATAGCGATACATCTAGCACCGTCAATTTTTCTAGAGACATACCAACCGTCCTTCCAATCTACAATAGAGGCGTCATATTTATCTGCCAGAGCAACACTAAACTCTGGAATATGGTCTGGGATAGCCTTGTTTATAATCTTGTCACCAGCACGGGTTTTCAAGTCCTTATCAATGACGCAATGAATAAGCTCCTCATAATCGGGATAATGGTCGATAAAGCTATTAACGGCAGCAATAGCATCGTGACCAGTAATTGCTCTAGCCTTAAGATCGTCCAAAAGATCAAAAAAGTTTTTATAAGAGTTTTTTGCTTTCAGATGATTTTTCTTTTTAAGATTATCACTGGTAACATTATACTGCCAAAGAGGATGATAAGTATAAAGCAAAACTTTCTTAGCAAAAGCAGCTCCGATATTATTAATATTGCAATAATCCTCAATAATACCTTGCTTATCAATAGTACTGCTGGTAGCCCTAAGATCACGAACCATACCCCAAACATAATCAAAATCGTGAGTCATCCAAGTAATCTCCTGTGTTTAGCGTATTCTACAACACGCTGATCCTATTGTCAAGTATCGACAATCAAGCCTATGCTACTTGAGTTTTATTTTATTTGCTTCTATCCAATCCACAAATTTAGATATTCTGGTATGGGCAGATTCTACTCTCTTTTTAGGTTCTACAGAACTTTTAACTGTTACTAAAAGAGAATTTATTCCTGCTAATTTATTATCTATAAATAGTGGACCGCCACTATCTCCACTAGCAATCATAAATTCCATATTAGTATGTGTATCATTTCCTCTACTTGTTTCGATACAGATAAGCGTATCTTTTTCTATTTTATCAATCAAATTAGATCCGGCCCGTCTTTTTCTATCAAAAACTAATGAATTATTTTCTGTTCCAGATTTTCCACTCACTCCATATCCAGATATAATACATATTTTATTTTGTTCTTCAGTATCGTTATACAATAATGGGTAATTTTTTATATTAAATGGTTTTGTAGAATGTCCTATAGCTATATCAGCAAAACCAATATTTTCATTTTTAAAGTCTGGATGAGGTATTACTCTTGATACTAAAAACTCATTATGATTAACAGATATTTTGCAACTTTTATGGTTTTCTACAACATGAGCCGCTGTTAGGAAATTATAGTCATCTATCAATATTGCAGAACCATAGAACAGAGTATTGTCCCGACACTCTCCTTCTATTTCAACAACATAATCTAATGATGAAGCAAACTTTATATATTCTGAGTCTGGAACATCTGGATCAATAGTTCCAGCAAATAAAGAAGTACAGAAAAATAATAAAAATAAAATTTGTATCATTACTGATTCCCACAACACTTAACGATTTTTACTCATTATAAGATAGTTTACTGCTTTAATTACACCTTCTAAAGAATCTCCAAGTTTACCTATGCCAGTGTTACACCTATCACAAAGCCAGCCTCTAAAACTATCATTACTATGATCATGATCTAATACCCATTTAATGGGTTCTTTTTTACAACACTCACAAAATTCAGGTCTAGGTGGAGCGTCTTTATGAAGCTGACTTCTTACTTTAGAATGTTTTTTAACGCATTTTTTGCATCTAGTATCCAGATTATCTTTATACATACTATGTTTGGAAAAACTTCCTTTGTTTTTTCTTTTACCACAGTATGAGCAGACTTTTCTCATTTATGCTTATTAAGTTTTTTCTTAAGCTTTTTTAGGTATTTATCTTCTGCTAGTTTTTCTGGATCTTGTTTTTCTTTCTTAGTAACTTTCTTATACAGCTTTTTCCAAAAGCTCATTAATTACTCCTTATATTAGTGGAGGCGCCGACTGCGAAATCGGGTCTTGCGATAATTTTAATTATACTTTCTACAAGTTTATTTTATTCATAAATTTTAAGAAAGACTAAAGAACAAACAACATTTATCTTTCCGTACCAACAAATCTTAAACTAGAACCCGTTGGCTATTCTAGTAGCAAAGGGATTTAACATCAAACTTTTGATCGCTACCCTTATTCGCAATCGCAGTTTGTCGTTGCCTGTTTTATTAGGCAGCGAGCGCTAACTGATTGTTGCCAGTTAAAGCATTTTATCGACTTTTAAAGTGGCCTGTCGATAAACCACTACTTGCTGATATAATCTCTATTACCCAATCGAAACATTTCGCCCCCGTATTTTGTGTAGTTTAATTCTTCAGTATCTTGTTCTTTCTGTAAAAGTTTTTCTATTTTTTGATATAAACATTCTATATAAAGTTTATATATAATTTTTTCTTGTTTTGCTATTTCTAGTCTATGGTATTGTAAAAAATTAAATCCAAAAGATATTAATAAAATTCCAATTAAAATTAGATAGTATTGAGTATATTTTTGTTTCATATTAAGTATATTTTTCTAATACTTTTTCACACTCTTTTAGTCTATCTGACATTTCCTCACATTTTTTACATACTTCGGACGTTAAATATTCCTTAATTCTTTCTATTTCTTCTTTTAATGTGATCAATTCTGAAGATTTCATTATTTGGTCCAAAATACCATTTCATTTTCTTCATCATCCCATGCACATTCAATTACACCTTTGGCTGCCAATTTAGCTAGTCCAACATTATATATTCTGATTCTCACGCTTTCAAAGATATCTTCATTAGTATCCTCATCCAAAATATACTGATTATCTTCAGTAATTTTAAGACATTTTTCCTTTACTAAAGAGATTGTCTGATTTATAGAAATATAAAGATCCAGATCTTCTTTCGAGTCGCTTTTGATTGATTCGGCAGCTAATTTTCTAATTTCTGTAGCATAACTTTCGATATTATTGATAATGTATGTATCGTTCATATTAGTCTCACAATATTTTCTTTGTAGCATTAAATTTATCGTCACTCAATTTATCAAGTATTCTATCAATAGTTTGTTGCATACTATAGTCTCCGCGAGATAGCCACTTATTATCTTTACGCAAAGCTGTGACTATTTGCGGTATCCAATATTGGTATGCTATTTCATATTCTTCTGGAAAGTCTTGTTTAAGAATAGAAGCAATTTCACACAAAGTTTGGGTAATGTTATCTCTACACTTTATAAGTTGCTCAATAGTATTTTTTTGATCACTATTCATTGTTATGCTTGTGATTGGTCTTTTTGTTTAAGTTTGACTATTTTATGGGCTATTTTCCAAACATTAGTCTCTTTATTCTGTATATCTCCGCCCATATAAATATGGCAAAACCCTTGGTGCTTATCCAAACCCCATGCCCTAATACCATGCTGATCAATAGCCTCAACAACAAAACGACCTCTATATCCCATTGGAATAAAATCTCCACGCGAAACAAAATACGGTCCACCGCGAACCTTGATTCTATCTCCCTTAACCAGATCCTTCCAATTAATATTATGAATTATCTTAGTATTTTTTGCTTCTTTACTTTTTGGCTTAAAAGCAAAAACATGATTGCACTTTGAACAACAATATGCTCTAGGTCCGGTTTCAGCAGAACAATTCGGACAAGTTTTCTTACCCTTTGGCATTTTATATCTCCGGTTTCTGATTGACGTTGTACCCTAAGTATATATCAATAATCGGCACTGTCAAGTGGGAATCTTTAAGAATTTCTATGAGCGTCACAAAGTACAGTTATCCAGCCGCTTTTATTAGCTTGTCCTTTATTTCCACATATTTCACAAGTCGTATACGAGATAGCCTCTGCCATATTAACTAATCCTCTAATATAGTCATCCCCTCCACTAAAATATATTCTTAATCCTCCGAATTTTTCTTTGATTTGATCAAATTTAAAAGAGGAATAATCTGATTGATAAGAAGGATCTTCTTTTTGTTTAAATTTAGTTCGTAAGTTGATATTATCCTCGTGTTGATTTATCATCCAGCACAGATTGCTTATAATATTAAACCAACCGTTATTACATTCTATACCAAAAGCCATGCAGCTTTCTGTTACGTTTTTATCTTTATTAGAAAAAAGAGCTGGATACTTTTCGTATAGTTCATTTTGTAGGTGAATATCCATTTTGATCCTGATTTATAATAGTTAGTTTACCTGGATTATAATGACAAAAAAAACTACTATGAATTCTTTTCT